AAATCGTGAAACAAAGTTTCTCAAATCGTGGTTTTATTACACCTAAAACATAATTGGAATCGGGACTATATATTTTGTTTAACCACCAGTCTTCTATTTTTTCAACAGCCCACAGTTTTTTTTGTAAGGGCATTGGGTTTTTAGATAAATATTCCCAATTCCACGGCTTATCTGGGTTTTTGAGTACAATATCGAAAGTAATATTGGGGTTTTGAGATAACCGCCTCCAATTCCACGGCTTATCTGGGTTTTTGAGTACAATATCGAAAGTAATATTGGGGTTTTGAGATAACCGCCCCCAATCCCACGGCTGATCTGGGTTTTTGAGTACAACATCAAAAGTAATATTGGGGTTTTGAGATAACCGCCTCCAATCCCACGGCTTATCTGGATTTTTGAGTACAACATCAAAAGTAATATTGGGGTTTTGAGATAACCGCCTCCAATCCCACGGCTGATCTGGGTTTTTGAGCACAACATCAAAAGTAATATTGGGGTTTTGAGATAACCGCCACCAATCCCACGACTTATCTGGGTTTTTGAGTACAACCACAGTAATATTGGGGTTTCGAGATAACCGCCTCCAATCCCACGGCTGATCTGGGTTTTTGAGTACAATATCGAAAGTAATATTGGGGTTTTGAGATAACCATTCCCAATCCCACGGCTTATCTGGGTTTTTGAGTACAATATCGAAAGTAATATTGGGGTTTTTAGATAACCAATCCCAATCCCACGGCTTATCTGGGTTTTTGAGTACAACATCAGTAATATTGGGCTTTTGAGATAACCAATACCAACTCCACGGCTTATCTGGGTTTTTGAGTACAATATCGAAAGTAATATTGGGGTTTTCAGATAACCAACGCCAACTCCACGGCTTATCTGGGTTTTTGAGTACAATATCGAAAGTAATATTGGGGTTATCAGATAACCAACCCCAACTCCACGGCTTATCTGGGTTTTTGAGTACAATATCGAAAGTAATATTGGGGTTTCGAGATAACCGCCCCCAATCCCACGGCTTATCTGGGTTTTTGAGTACAACATCAAAAGTAATATTGGGGTTTCGAGATAACCACCCCCAATCCCACGGCTTATCTGGGTTTTTGAGTACAATATCGAAAGTAATATTGGGGTTTTGAGATAACCCCCCCCAATTCCACGGCTTATATGGGTTTTTGAGTACAACATCAAAAGTAATATTGGGGTTTCCAGATAACCAACCCCAACTCCACGGCTTATCTGGGTTTTTGAGCACAACATCAAAAATATTGGGGTTTTGAGATAAACATTTCCAATCCCACGACTTATCTGGGTTTTTGAGTACAACCACAGTAATATTGGGGTTTTGAGATAAACATGCCCAATTCCACGGCTTATCTGGGTTTTTGAGTACAACATCAGTAATATTGGGGTTTTGAGATAACCGCCCCCAATCCCACGGCTGATCTGGGTTTTTGAGTACAATATCAAAAGTAATATTGGGGTTTTGAGATAACCATTTCCAATCCCACGGCTTATCTGGGTTATTTTTTATGAAATTAAAATAATGGTTAGAATACATCTTTATTTTTAATATTTTTTTCTTATTTAAATTTCAATTTTCTGCGCTTTAATGCTCTGCTAGAGCATTAAAAATTTATATTTAAAAGGTCGAATACAAGCTTGGAATTATTTTTTTGAATCCCTTTCTTTCGAGGTTAATTATAGCCATTTCAGAAGCCTTCTTTTCGGCGTCTTTTTTAAGTGCTGCAGCACCTTCTCCAAGCAAATTATTTGAAGAGTCATATACTTTTGAAATAAATAGATTTTTATCGTTCTTTACCACCCTTTCGGTCTTGTACACAGCTTCAGAGCCCAATGTGTCTTTATATTGGTCAAACACACCTTTAAGTCGATTTTTTGAATCAACTAAAGTGTTATAATCGATTTTCAAAGTATATGGTTCAAATAACTTTAACAAAATTGAATATATCAGTTGATATGCCAATCCGGGTTGACTATGGTTAGGTGTAGAATAATCATAGATTACAAATTCAATTACTCCAATTAATGCTTCAAACACGTCTTCTAAAAGTTTTTTTTTTGCTCTAAGTCTAAGCTCTTCGGAAGCTGATATAAAAGGCCAAAACCCCAAATTTTCTGCTATCTGATAAAGGTTATCTTTTGACCCTAAATTAATCTTCATTCGAGCAACAATTTCCACAGCTTCAGACTTACCTCTAAGCTGTGGAAACTTTTCATAGGAACTCCATACAATAAACTTTCCAATGGTTGAGTCACCCATTTGTTCAAATGGTTCATAGTTGTACTGTTCGTCGGCACTACTACTCGTAAAAGCCATATTAAAAAAAGGTAGAGTTTGACTATTAACATATTTCTTTATTGATGGTTCATCTAACTCTGCGTATTTTAAAATACTTTTTAATAAATCTGTAAAAGATTCGTCTCTTGGACCATAATGTATATCCATCTTTATTTTAACTTAAATTATCTCTGGAAGTTCAATTTTCTGTGGATTGTGTGTTTTTTGACTTGTATAGTCAATACAACTTAAATTTTGCGACTAATAAATGAAGATTCAAGAGAAAACATATACCGTGATTTATACTGTAGCGGTTGGACTTGTTGTATTTGGACTGTGTTTTAGGTTTGGTGGAGAAAAATATATTATAGACTACTATCGCAACAAATACAACGACTCTCCAACCAAGACAGTGTTGAACGCGTGCAAGTACTTTGGTGTTGCTCTTTATGTATTTGGATGGTTGATAGTATCTGTATGTTTGAGTCTGAAACATAAAGGCAACAGAATCCTTAAAAATTCTATTCTTTCGGTTGCTTTGGTGAGTGTGTTGTGGGCTGTTTTTGAGTTTAAAGAAGAAGGTTTTGTTTTTCAACCTAAACTACCATTAATTTCCTGTTCAGTATTGTTGTCGGCTTTGGTGGCTCTTATAAGCCTTAAATATTCTCTAAAAGATATCGTTTTAATTGTGGTGGCAAGCTTCCTTATTGTGTTTTCCGAATACGCTGTACTACCATTTCAACGAGAAAATAATATTGTCGATGGTTTAGGTATACCATTACTTATACTCGGCTGGTTTATATTATTTTACGTGTTTAATGGTGATTCGGAACCATTTTCAAAGGTTTTTAATGTTGAGGAAGGAATTCCCCTTCGCGTACTTAGATAAAGTCGTTCGAAACCATTATAATTTTGATTTTATTATCTAGAAAATGGTTGAATTCAACCATCGTTTTGATAAAAATATAATTCATATACAAGTATTAAACTAATAAATGGACGAAATTGAACTAAAGCGGTGTGATAAAACGACTCTGAAAAATATGGCTCTAAATAGGGGGTTGGATAGAACTGGTTATAATGGTAGAAATTTGTCTAGAATGAGAAAGCAAGATTTTATAGATTATATCCTCCACACAGACGATAACGATACATCGGAAGAATTCGAAGAAGAACTTTTAGGGTTTATTTTGAGCCAAATTAGAACGGATGACGCCTTAGATCCAATATTACATATATTTAATGCTTTAAACAACCTATCGGAGAGAAAGGAACCATCCGAAAATAAAAAGGTTGAAAGAATACCAAACGAAGAAGATGAACAAGTGCCAAAATTAATGATAAACGAAGACCACCATACACCAGAAGAAATTTCTGAGGTTAAAACAAACCTTGTTAATTTAGAAACTAAGATTACATGTGTAGTTTGTCTGACACACCTCAGAAATGTGGCTTTTGCCCCATGTAACCACTTGGCAACCTGTATTTCTTGTTCTAAAAACAGTTTGTTGACTAAATGTCCACTGTGTCGCAAAGAGTTTACGGGTACAACAAGAATTTTTGCGTGTTAAATTTTTAATGATGAGTTACACCATTAAAAATTTGTAAGAAAAAAGTGTTCAACGTCAAGAAAGATAGAAAATTAAAGTTTCCAATCTTACAACAGATTTTAGGTAAACTGAGACCAGAAATAAAGTTAGTTCAAAAATCCTAAATATCGTTTTTTTAAAGCTTAAAACAAGCTTTAAAAAAATTAATCTTTTGTCGCTGAAGGACCTCTCATCCTACCTTCTGATGTGGTTGAAACTGTCCTTTTTGTTTTAGGAATAAAAGTTAAAGGTGAACTACCACCACTAACAAATCCACTACTATAAACTTTTGGAGTTCGACTTTGTGACTCGTAAACACCATTAACGCTATTGTACATTTGCAAAAGGTTAACATTGGTCTTTTTGGCGATAATTTTAGACACAACAAATATTGTGGTTTGAAAGAGCACCAGAGCCATTAATCTTATTTCAACGGGCCAACTACTTACAGCCGAAGGCACATATGATTTCTCCCCTAGCTCTATAAGGAGCTTTTCATACTTGCTCATGTACAATGTTTGTTGTTGGGTATAACCCTCCATATCAAACCCTATTTTACCCAAAACAATTTCACAACCCATAAATCCCATCATTAAATACGACTTGTATGTTTCTACGGTCGAATCTACCGCTAAATTTTTTAAGGTATGGTCGTACGTCTTCTTCATATCCAAGTGGTTAGACATCATGTTAAAGTTGGGTATATGAACTTTAGGGTATGTTTTCTTCAGTCGGTCAAATTTAAATAACAGCTCTCGTTTTTGGTCATCTTCATCCCTAGAGTATTCATTTCCAAAAGTTTTTACATTTGATCTTTCATCGCCATAAACCTTTTTAATTTCTTTTACGGGCGGAATTACGGTTTGATGTTCCTTAATATTACTTTCTTTATTTGCGTGGTTGTTTTCTTCATTCTTAACCTTAGAAGAAGATAAAATGGACCTTTTAACCTTACGATAACGCTCCGACGATATAGAAGCTGCTAATGGTGAACTGCTAACGGGTCTAACAACTTTACGTTTTAGAATGGGAGAAGGCTCCATTGAATCGGACGATTCCCACATAAAGGTACCTTTTCGTTCGGTGGATGGTTGGTTAGGTTCTTTAATCGAAGTTATTCTTGGTACCGCTTTAAAACCACCACCACCAATCGAATCTTCGCTCGAAACTATAGGCTCGTAACGATGTATATATTTTTCTGCTGCCAATGAACCATTAACTTTTTTTTTATTTATTAACAATTCAAGGTACAACTCGAGCATCTTAGGAAACCTTGGTTTAATTTTGGTTAAACCAAACTCATGTTCGACTTTTCTAATGATAAAACTATTGGTTTTTACAGGCATCTTTATTATTGAGAAAAAGAGAAAATAAAGATGTCTCAAGCCACAGTTTTAAACAATGGTTCATTACCCCAACAATCGACAAATGATAAGTGGTTAATAGCTATGATCCAACCACAAACAAGTTTTGACCTTGAAATTGCTAACAAATTAAGCCCGTTCCCACACTATCCAGGACCAATACGAGCGATAGGTGGTTTATACCATGGTCCGAACTGTAGAATACCCGGATTTCAACCATTAATTCAACCTATTCTCAGACCTAAAACACATGTTCCAAATTGTCTAACAAGTCACTGTTACGAGTATGGAAACACGAGGTTTCCTCCAATGTGCGAGTGCGGCGACAAGTATGACTGTCGATCTTACAACAATAGTTGCGTTGTGGCTGGTAACTGTTCTCCAACATGTGGTACATGCAACCATAATTCAAATGTGATATTTCATTAGATTTTAATGGTTAAAAAACGCCATTAAAATCTATCGTTTATTATTATTAACCCTTCGAGGCCCAAATTGACCAATAAGCCCGTAGGACGTGGATGTTGGGTCTGGAAGGGTTAAAACGAGGTCATTTCTACCTTTAATTAAATATATTTAAAAAAGTGTTAATAATGGTAGATAATAAATGACTTCTATTGTAAATGGGTTCACCGTTCAAAAATCCACTAAAACTAGTTATGATACCGGGCAGCCATGTAGTTGCTTTACTTGTGCCTTTACTACTACAATAAGACCATGTAGCAAGACAGACAGTATGGATGATTGGGAGTATGGCCACGAAGCCTGTTGTTTCACATGTCCAAATAAAAGGCGTTGTGCAAAACCAGATAAAAACGAATGTTTTATAGGTGTAGACTCCCATAAAAGAGACCCGCTTTCAAAAGTGACGTGGAATGGTAAGGGTCCTAACCTTAAATGTATATACGACGTCAACAAGGTCAATACTATGGACCAAATTGACAATTTTAAACAAAAGTTTGGAACTCATGGTGACTTTAATACCATAGTGGCAAACTTTTGTCAACAATCTTCAGATACATGTGTCGTAGACCCAGATACCGGTAAAAATATGACAAAGTGTTCAAGGTTAAAGTCGACCGGTAAAGATGGTGAGCTGTGTCGTGGTTGGTTTAACCAACAACCTAAAAACGTTCAAGACACGGTGGTTCAAAACTATTGTGCGGTCAACAACACACCAGACTGCAAGTGTGTCAATAGATCTTTAAACGAGGTCTATCGCAGCCTTAAAGTTGGAAAAGTTATAAATGATGGTTGTTGGTTCACCCCTTGCGCCAACCCACAATCATACCTTCAAACAACAGATGTTGAAAACCCTTCTTGTCCAGACAATTTCTGTGATGTTATATTCAACATTGTTAAAGATAGGGATGTGTCCATAGATAACATTAAAAACGATGTGAACTGTGTGTTTAAACCTGCTCCAAAACCACCTCCACCTAAGCCAACTCCACCTCCCGTAGTGCCACCTAAGCCAACTCCACCACCTGTAGTGCCACCTGTAGTGCCACCTAAGCCAACTCCACCTCCTGTAGTGCCACCTGTAGTGCCACCTAAGCCAACTCCACCTCCCGTAGTGCCACCTAAGCCAACTCCACCACCTGTAGTGCCACCTGGTCCTACTCCACCTTCTCCACCACCACCTATACCAGGGCCACCTTTACCTCCTGTTCCACCTTTGGATTTAAAGAAAAATTATTTGGTGTTAGGGTTCATTGTAATTATAATTTTAATACCATTTTTCCAAGGTTCAAGAAGCCTTTTTGCAAACCATGTATTCTTAAACACAATTTTTATGGTTCTTTTAGGTATAAATATATACAGTCTACAAAGTTATATAAACACAAAGGTATAATTTTTTTGAATAGGTTAGAAGAATTTTTAAAGCTTGTTTTAAGCTTTAAAAATAATCACAAATTTTTAAAAACTTGTAAACGTCCTTTTTGATCAAGTTTTCATCGAATCCGCTAATTAGAACTTTTCCGGTAGAAAACAACCTAAAAGTTAAATATTTTTTATTTAAAGCATTCTGCTTCTGTTCACCATCAAGTAGAGTTGTGTACGACTCGTATGCTATGTGCTGGGTGGTTTTACCTTGTTTCTTATTCCAACAAACATGTTTTATTGGATGGTTAATAAACTCCCCAACATCAAAAGATTTTTTGATCGTTATAGCTCTATCGTTAGGGAGAAAAAAAGCCACAAAATTTTTATCAATAAATTTTTGGATTATGTCTACCTTTGAATTTTCGAAAATATTTTTTGTTACTTCTTGGTCCAACATAATCATAAAATTACATAAAATTGGAACTATCACAATTTCCAATCTATCATTTTCGGTGTAAGTTTTAGCTGTAAATACATCATTATTTTTATTTAATTTTTCTAATAAAGTGTATATCTTGTACATAACCTTTTCAACGTCTACTTGTGGTATACCAATAACCTGAAACGTCCCGATATTTGTAATCTTTATATGGACCATTTTCTTCTTGCGCTTAAATAAGGTGTGACACATCACAAGATGGCACGCGTTTTTAAATCCATTTTTGGTTTTAAAAAGGTTCTCATTCCCCTTAATTATCTTCTTATATTTTAAAGCTGTAATGGTACCAGCTCTATTAGACTCGCTTGATATATTTATAGCCTCGACCAGGTTTTCGAGATTGATAATAAGATTGGTTTTGACCAAAAAAGTCTGGAGAACCGGTGTTTCAAATATATTTATTTTGTTTGACATTATGGTTTATTTATACTTTTAAAATAAGAAAAATTTCAATTTGTTGCTATAGCATTTGATT